CCTTGAGTCATTGGAAATTGATATCTATTTACTGTTCCTGCTGGATATCCAGCTAAATTAGATATTTCAGCAATACTATCATTTTCTAAAACTCTAAAATCAGGATCATTAGGACTATTTGGTATAGCATATCCTCCTGTATGTAGATTTAATAAAAATAAATCGTTTGGGTAAGAATATTTTAAATTATTTGCTATTAAATGCCCATCTGGACAAAATACACAGTAAATACCTGTGAATTCTTCTAGTATAGCATTTTTATTTTCGGGTGTTGTACTTACAAAAGTTTGAGAAGTTGCAATGAAACCTAAAAGGCTCATCACTATTGTTATAATAAATTTCATGTTGTTTTTAGTTTTTTAGTTAATACTTGGAGTCTTAACTTCTAAACTTACCAGTAAAGTTGTTTTATATTAGGATGTGTTGCAGAACATTATCCTTTTATATAATATAAATATAATGAAAATATCTTTAATATCCTAATTATATATCTATTCTTTTATGTAAATCTAAATGTATATGTCTTAATTCATCACCATCTGTTAATAATAATGAATTTTCATATACTGGCCAATTAATAATAAATTTCTTATCTAGTATACCATTATTAGCTTTTAGTATAATAACATTTAATGCATTAACTGTATATAATGTATTTGTTTCTTTCTTTCTATGTATCATAATTGTATTAGGTGTCTTACCGTAATCATCTGGCTTAACATTATATGTAACATATAAATCCTGTCTACTGTTAGCATCGGAAAACACAAACATTCTTTTTTCTGATACTGTATATGATTTCTTAACATAATCTACTATCAGTTCTAAATCCTTTCTATGTGCAAATGTACATAATAATTGTGTTCTCACTCTATTCTCCTATCCTATTTTATTTGCTTCCGCAGCAAACTTTCCTACCGGTCGTCCTGAATGGGACATTCCTACTGTATGTGCTCCCTGCGTTCCTCCACCACAGACACATTCCTCTGTTGGCACAAACCATACTTTTTGTTCTGAAGCAACATAAAATATTACACCTTGGCCATCTCCATCTGCAATACCATCTCGTTTCATTTCAATATCTAATTCAGATTGTATTTTTATTAATGCATCATAATCATTTTCAACACCACCATACTCATTATTTAATGCTTCTATTACACCATCTCTAACCATACCATCAGCAAATACTGTAGTTAATGCAAATTCTGTTTTTGATTTTCCGCCTAATACTTTGCCTAATGTACTGGCTAGTTTAGAATCAGCAAAAGTATTTTTACCTAATCTAATATATGTATTTTTATTCTTTAGTTCTTTAACATGCCAGCCTTTACCATTAATAGTAACATCATGAGTTGCATTAGCGCCTCCTAATTCTCCTCTATCAAATAATAATGGTATCAGATATTCTCCTCTACCCATCTCAGTACCTTTTGAACCACCTCTTGCTGTTCCTATATCTGCTAAGCCGTAAAAGTCAGTTGGGACATTCATGCCGGTATTACCAGCACCTCCTGGAATTGTTTTTAAACTAAATAAATGTTTAGCTAATGATTTTGGATCTGCACTATATAATTCATCTAAAACTTCGTCAATATATTTTGCTGTATATGTTGCTGATGTAATATCATATAAAGTGAAGTAAAGTTTTTGTAATTTTTTGTCTGGTATGATGCCTTCTACTGTATCTAACCATTGTTGCCAATTTTCTTCTTCTGCAAATTTGCCTATCATACGTTTAGCCTTTGGCAATAAACTTTTACCAGATGCAGTTTTTATTTGTCTACCCATTGGATTAAAGTCTTTTTTCTTCATATCCTTTTCTAGATATCCAGTAATCTTTTCAATTTCTGATTTATTTAATTGATATCTTTTATCTCCAATACTAACTAATGCTTCTCTTATATTAACAACTTCTTCATCTTCAACTGGAGTAGCATCATGAAATGCTTGATCTAACTGATCTACTTCATTTGTAAAGAAAGATCCATTTAATTTATTTTCTCCTAGAACTTCATGTAGAATATCCATTTCTGCTTTTGAGTATGGAGCATTTGCATAACCGTTAGGTAGTCTGTAAAACCACTCTTTTATAATTGAATTTTTATCCATAAATAAACCTTTTTAATAAATATCAAGCTATCCGTGAAGTCATGTCCGTCATGGCATGATAATTAACACCTGCTTTAATTTTAACCGGGAAGCGACCTGCTTGGTTCATAACATCTTTCAACTTACTTAATAATTCTTTGCCATCTGACATATCATAATCAAACAATAGTGAATCATAAGTGTAAAGGATAATATTTGTATTATACTCACTTAACAAATCATTTACATTATTTAATACATGTAAATTATATTCTGTTTCAGACGCTTGCAATAAATAATTGAATAATTTGTTAGGATTCATATCATGTAAACAATTTTTATATAAAGGACGTTTCATTAAAGGTGTTACTACAAACCCATTTTCTTTAAAGTTACTCCATAATGATCTGATAAATGATCTTGTCTTTTTAAAGAATGGTATTGTAGCAAAGTCATCATCAATGCCACCATATAATAATCTAAATGTTATTTTTTTACTTTGGTCATATTCTTCTTCTGATAACTCTTTTTTCCCAAAATACTGACCTCCAAAGTATTCATGAACACTGCCATCTGGTAAATCATATTTTATAATATCAGCAATAAGTCTAGGATGATATGCATCAAAATCCATTTCCAATAACATACCTTTATTCCATCTACTTACAAAAGATTCTCTGCAACCAGACTCTTTTGGCAATGCTGCATAATTAACTCCGCCAAATTTATTAGATGGCCTACCTGTTGTTGTCCATATATTATATTCTGTAAATGCTCTATTCTTATCAATACCATTTGCCTTAAAATGACTTACAAATTTATTATAATCTACTTGTAGTCCATTTCTTTCTACACAGGCAAAATTATCTGTTACTAATTGTTCATATTCTTCAAATGCATTTGTCTTGTCAAATGTACTATAAAATTCCATAAACTTAGTTTTCATGTCATCACATCTTTCAATATGTTTTGTAATAGGCAACCAATCATGAGTATTTGTTTCATTATGCCACCACCTATTCCAAGAATCATGTGCCGATGTATTTGTCTCATCTAATGGTAACATTTTATGATTTTGCCACCATGATACCATATCTGCATCATAACATTTTATAGAACTAAATCGGCTAAAGCGTTTCTTTGCTAATACATATATATCCTTCTCACTTGTAAGGTCATTTAAACGTTCTATATCAATGTTAAAGCAATCCTTATGACGGAATGGTACAATATAATGGTTTTCGTTATTTATACAATATATATAAATAAAGCTAATTGAATTATTCATGAAATGACAATAAGGATCTGAATACATCGGTATCCATAAAGAATCATTAGTTTTTAATAATCTTTGTAATATTTCAAAATCTTTTTCTTTTTCAACTATCATGTTATTTAATATAAGAAAAAAATATCATATATCAAAATTAATAGTATGAAGATTGGCCTGAGTCTGTAAGTTTAATAGGTTTTGAAACCTGCTGCCCCTTAATAGGTTTTAAATACGCATGCTTCTCTTTAGTATGTATCTTACCTACCATTGGTCCTTTTTCTGGATGAATATGATATGGTCCTATATATTCTTGTCCATTAAGTGTTTGATATTTTCCGCCGTCTGTATACAAATCATTTTCTATATTTAGATGTTTACTTTCTGGAATTTTATGATAATCTTTATGAAATTCATCAAGATCTGATAAGTATAAATCTAGTCCAATTATGTTATGTTGTTGCATTGCAAATATTATTGATCGTTTATTTGCTTTACGTACCGAATCTATAGGACCGTCAATTGTCCATTCTATTATAGCTCGTTTATAAATAGCACCATCAATACCAGGAGAATTATCTGTATTTATTCTTTCCGATTCATCTAAAGATATTTCTGTTAAGTCTGTAGTACTATTTATCTTTTGTACAAATATTCTAGAAAAGTATCCTACATCATAATCTCTTTTCAAAGGACGTGGATAGAAATATGGCGGCGCATAATGATTATGAAATCTAGCTTCTGTTACAGAAAAATACTGAAGATTATTGATGCCTGTAATACCTGTATCTTTTCCACTTATATCTAAGATAGGAGCTTCTTCGCCTTGAACAACATATGACATTAAAGGTCTACTTATATTAGTCATATATGATGCTTCCGAATAAACTGCGCCATTTGGATATATATGATACAATCCTATATATTCTTGATACGTTTCACCGTCAGAATATTCTTTGCCATCTGTATACAAACTTGATCTAATTTTGGCTGGTGGCGTATATACCGGTTTTGTTATAAATCCCATTATTTTTTCCGTATTCTACATAATGCTTCAACAGTAGTTGTCCAATCATTATTAGATATTTTATGTTCATATTTGGTAACTGTAAATACAATTTTAAGATTACCATATGGTGTTTTATATCGGTCCGGAAGATAACTTGTTGTGATTGTATCTCCAAATTGAAATCCTTCGATGCCATCTAGTGTTAATGAAAGCTTTAAAGGAAATGGTATTTGTGACGGATCATTACCAGAACCAAATTGTCCTGATGCTGCTTTTTCATTTGCAGTCATCTCATTTACTAACGCTTGTAATGCTGACTTTGCCTTACTAATAACAGATGTCCCATACTCTCCTTGAGTCATTCCTTTTCTAGCATTCTTCTGTTGTTCTGCAACACCTATTGCAGTGGTAGCCTCTCTTGTTGTAGAAACATTGTCTTGTTTTATAATTTCTACAGCCACTTCTTCTTTTGATTGCATATCAGGCGCTCCACCAAATGCTTTGGCTTGCAATTCTTTTGGAACTGATGCAGAAATATTTACTTCTCGTATACCATTAGTTCCACCTACCGGATCAATTACTTTTGGTGTAATTTGCTGATCTCCGCCTGGAGATTTTCTATTTACTATAAATATTGTTTCAGGACTACGATCATCTTGATCTAAATATAGATCCCATGCACCTCCAGAACAATCACGAATAGATGCAAAAATTGTTTTCATAAATCTATTTAAAATTATTTGCCCTGTCGCTTTTTCGCTTTCTTCTGCTTTATTAGGTTCACTTTTTGCTTCACTATTAAATTCTTGTTGAATTGCTCTTAATAAATCTCTTGAAATAAATATATCTTTTGGATCAGCCTTTTCTTTTCCTAAAGGAGTATATTTCTCAATATGGTCAATTGAAATATAATTTGACCATGGATTAATTTTACTAACTGATGTTGCAGCTTTATCATCATATGTATTTTCAGGTGTTCCTTTAGGATAAGGAAATAACATTGCAACTGGGTCAGCACTCCATACTAAGCCTGATGGAAATTTTGTTTGTATTTTTGAAAAATTTGGTTCAAATTCTAGTCGGTATTTAGGAGCTTCTCCATCAGCTGTATCTAACGTATATTTATTTAACATATTACATAATGCTCCTAATGTTATATATTGTAAATAATAACTAGTAAAAAATCCTCCTTCTACTTTACTAGGAGAAGAATATTCATCTGGTGCTTTTAAAAATGCAAAATTACCGGTCTGATCAGATAATGTTCCCGATGTTCCGTGGCCAGGTGCAAATACCGTACCACCTCGTGATCGAATAACACTTGCAACAGATCCTGGCTGTGCTGATGACTGTAATTGATAATCTATCCAATCAAATATATTACCTACCTTTGTCGTATCATTAGTTCCATCATAATTTGTAACAAACTCTTTTGCAGGAAATTTTGCTTGAGTATTAATATTATTTTGTTCATACGTTCCTCCCTTACCTACTCCTTTAAAGGTACAATCAAAATAATTTTCTTTTGTAATTTTAAAAGAATAATCATATATAGTAAATTCATTTTGGGCTGGATTTGCTGTTTCACTAGGAGTTTCTGGTCCTACATATCCATAATCAACTTGAACTTTACGTCCTGGTACTAATAATGCATTTTCGAACTTTGTAAATGATTCGACATCAAAACATGTAAACCCACCTTCTATTCTTCGTAATGATCCAGCATCGCCTTCTAATTTAATTGAAACTTCTTTTAGAATAGGAGCAGGTCGTCCTGTACCATTCGGGTCATATGTATCTGACATTGATGTACCTTCAATCGGTAATCTTACTCCTCCATCGCCTGTTAATGTTACATATGCATTATTACGTATACGATTACCGGTTGGCAGATCTATACGACATTGTCTATAAAAAAAATCACTCATTATTTATTATCCTCAGCAGCTCTAAGTCCTGTTGTCAAATCTTCTAAAGGAAATGGTACTCGTAATTGAATGCCTACAGGAACATCTAATGACCCCTTTCCTAAATTATTTGCTTTTGCTAATACCCACCAGTATCTAGGATCTTTATAAAATTCGTTTGATAATAAATCTAATCGATCTTGATCACGTGATATAATATATAGATCTGTAGGACGTTTTGGTAATGATGGATATCGTGTTGTCGAATATCGATCTAAATTACTTTTTGTATATTGATATCTATTTAATGACATTATCTTTCTCCTATATATTTGAATATACTTTACTTGTATGTTCAGGTCGTGCACCTAATATTGTAAAGGATATTGATACACTTGTATAAAATGGTGCCTGATTTCCGGCCGTTATTTCCCATGGTGTTTCATTATCCCAATCATATGATAAATCTGTAATTATCATTTCTTTATTTTTATACATATCCCCTATTGTTACATTTACGGTCTGTCCATGAAATCCGGAACTTTTATATATAGGATACGTCTTTCGAGCTAAACTTTGCAATTTTGTCCATAACACTGATCTTTGAGATTCTTTATAAATAGGTACATAAAAGTCCGTAGTAATTGTTCTTTCAAAACTAGTATATAAATACCTAGCATCTGCCCTACCCTGATCTTGTTGTCCATCCCATCCTGGAGCAAATGCTTCATTTAATGCACCTAGGTATGCTTTAAATTTAATGCCTCCTATAGAAAATTTTATAAGTGATTCATCTACAGAATCATTTATCAACTCTATTTTTTTATCTTTCCATGCCTTGCCCACGCCTTTATCTCTAAAGTCATAAAGTGCTGGGTTTTTTGATGGCTTTCTGTCTG